TCATGGGCCGTCGTGGGCTGGGCATTGAGCTGAAAGACAGCTACTATGCGCAGGCTGTGAAAAACCTTGAGGGCGCGGCCAGCGAGGCTGACAGCCACGAAATCAACACCAACGTGCGCCTGCGCTGCCCCGTGTGCGGTATCAAGGTGGACGGCAAAATCTGCCCGCTGTGCGGTAAGGATTTGATGGCAAAGGAGGAGTAAAGTATGGAACGGACGACAAACTCTGCTGATGCCCGCCGCGCGGCAGAGTATCTGAACAAATATTGTAGTGAAAACGGAGAGGACACCTGTAAAGGATGTTTTGCTCGTGAGGATAGCGGGTTTTGTATTCTCAGCGAAAGTTCACCTAATAATTGGGAGCTACCTTCAATCTGGTCGGCACAGGACATCGCACTTGCAAGGGCCATGATGCCGTTTGCAAAAACCATCGTCTGGCCCGTTGAGGCGAATCCTAATCCGAATCACCGCTATTTTAAGGGCGATGGACAGCGCACCATCCCGCTGCCGACAGGCGCATTTAATAATTTGCGCCTCGGCGAGATTATCAGTCTGGCCGACATTGCGGGAGGTGCAGACGATGCCTGATGACGTTTTGGAAATGATCGGCACGGCGGCAGCGCTGGAACAGTTGGCCGAGGAATCGGCTGAACTGGCGCAAGCTGCGCTCAAAATGGCCCGCAAGCTGCGCAATGAGAACCCCACGCCGAAATCCCGCGCGGATTGCATCGCCAATCTGCAAGAGGAAATCGCGGATGTGGAACTGTGCATCAGCATTTTGCCCGCCGCACTGAACGACCCTGCCGAGGTCGGTAGGACGATGACCGCCAAGCATCGGCGGTGGAATGAACGGCTACACGATGAAAAGCTGTGGGAGGTTGACAGCCATGAGGATTGACATTCGGGACAGCAAATACTCCATCATCTACAACGAAAAGACCGGCGCAGTTGAGGATGTCCTGTGGTGCAATGAGAGCGCCGAGGATTTGAAAAACCTCAACATCGTGGCCGATATGGCCCGTGAACTGGCTGTGTATCGGCAGGCAGGCACGGCCATGATTGCCGGGGCGCAGCGCCTCGCATACAGCCGTGGCCCGGAGAAATACTCTTTTTCTGTACCGAGTGAGAGGCATAGGCATCTGCACACCGTTGACCGCACTGACGCTGTTGCCCTGCTCATGCAGGCGGGTTCCCTCGCTCTGGGTGAAATGGATGCCCTGCGCGAGTGCAAGGCCAAGATTGCCGCCGCCAACCTGTACCGCGCCATGATTGGCTTTTGAGGTGCGCTGCCATGATGCACTTGAAAATCACCGATGAAATCCGGGAGCGCTGTCTGCGCGAGGCAGCGCATGAGGCCCATATCAATGACCGCATTGTCACTTCTTCCCCGCAGACCCTTGCCGAGCGCGGCATGACGATGTTCGGCAGTGCCCGTGCCACCCCGCGCATCCGCTCATACCTCTACTGTGATGCGGTGGACGCCTGTTTCTATTACGCCGGAGCGGTGCCCAGTGTCGTTGTAGCGGCCCGCTGGACGGCTGACAGCCCGGACATCGCCGAGGGTTCCAAAAAGCCGCAAATCGCCGCTGAGGTCGTGCGCCGCATGATGACCGCGATGGATAAGGCGATGAAAGCCGAAAAAGACCGCCAATGGGCGGCATACATGGAGGAGCAAAAACTGAAATGAGCCATCCGACCACATACGCCGTTGACTTTGACGGCACCCTCTGCGAAAACACCTACCCTGAAATCGGCGCACCCAATTTGTCCCTGATCGACAAACTCATATCTCGCCGCCGTCTCGGTGCAAAGATTATCCTGTGGACGTGCCGGGAGGGCGAGATGCTGACCCGCGCGGTGGAGTTTTGCCGCTGTTACGGGCTGGAATTTGACGCAGTGAACGACAACACCGAGGAATTGAAACGGGCATACGGCACCAACCCGCGTAAAATCGGCGCTGATTACTACATTGACGATAAGGCTATACCGCCTGATCTTTTTGTGCCATAGGAGGAGTTAAAAATGGTTATTTTGACATCTATCGCTAAGGTTCTCATTGGTCTTTTTATCATTGCTTTGGTTCTGGCGTTTATCACCGCCATCTTCCTGCTGGGAGCTATTGTGGCAACGCTCGGAACAGCTACACAGCCGTTATTCGGGATGGATCAGGTGGATGACGAGCCGGAGATGGTGAATCATCCCGATCACTACAATCGCCCCGGCCAGAAAGAGTGCATTGTAGAGATGGAGGAGAAATTCGGGTCGAAATATGTGCAGCATTTTTGTCTGCTGAGCCGTTACAAATACTTATATCGCTGTGGGCTGAAAGACGGCGCAACACAAGATTTCTCAAAAGCCAAATGGTACAAAGATAAGTTTCTCTCGCTGGGCGGCGATGATGAACTGCTTAACATAATACCCGATAACGCAAAAGCGGCTGCATACCGCCGCATGGGCGGCAACGCCTGCATCAAAAAGGAGGCCAAGGGCCATGAATGTTGAATTGATTGCCTATTCCAGCCCGATGCCGTATCAGTGCGGCACGGCCTGCTACTTCAACACCGTATATAACCCCATGCACATCATTGAGCAGGCCGCGAGTGTGTGCTATGACAGTGAGCCTGATTTTGTCAAATTCAAAATCGCCAAGGGGTGCGCTAAGACTGGGCATCTAAGTGTATATGAGCACGCCTATTTCACGTTCTATGTTAAGGGTATCAGCCGCGCCTGCCTTGCTCAGTTGACCCGGCATCGGCATTTCAGCTTTTCCGTGCGTAGTCAGCGGTATTGCAACGAAAGATGCTCCGAGCCGGTGTTCCCCGCATCCACCGATGAAGATCAGGACGGCATCATTGCCGATGCCTACGACTACGCATGGGATGCTTATGACCGTTTGATCGAGGCTGGTGTGGCAAAAGAGGACGCGCGGATGGTTCTGCCCAACGGCGCACCCACTGAGTTGTATGTCTCCATGAACGCGCGGGCACTGATTGAGGCAAGTCACTTGCGGCTTTGTTCTCGCGCACAGCAAGAAATACGCAATATGTTTGACCTGATGAAGAAAGAAATCACCCCGCTGTCACCCGAAATCGCAGCGATGATGGTTCCGCAATGTGAAATCAATCCCGACTTTCAATTCTGCACCGAGGGCAAGTCCTGCGGCAGACACCTCCGGCTGCAGGATGTGCTGGCAACGGCTACACAGCAGCAGAGTGAGGAGGCTGACAAGAAATGAACAAATACACGATGTACGCCTGCGAGTTTTGTGGCAAAGAGTTTAGTTCTGCATCCGAGTGTGAACAGCATGAAGAATCTCATGACCACAATTATAGCTTTGATGCTGATACTGTTATCATTCAAAGGCTTCGTGAAATGAAAAGTGGATGCTATGACTATCGCATCGGTAACACCGTCATGGGTATGCCTATCACAGCCTTTTCAAGCCTTATTGAAACTGCCGCTAATAGGCTCGAAGATTTGAGTAATGATGCCATCAGCAACGATTTTTAGCAAAGAAATGAGGTTTACTGAAAATGAAATGTCTGTATAAAGTACCGTTCAGCGGCTTTTTTATGGCCTATGCCGAATCTGCCGAGGAGGCAAAGAAGATGTCCCCCGATGACGGCGAGGTTATCTATTCTGAGCAATCCACGGGCGAGATCGAGGCTTGCCCCGATGGCGCGTCCATCCCGATTGACGACCATCACAGCATGTTTATTAACCCGCCAGACGATGAATTTGACGAGGGCATTTCCGAGGATTGGGAGGATGAGCTGTGAACACTGATATTGTTTGGGGCGGTCTGCTGGTGCTGGGTACTGTCTGCGCTACGATTCAGCACTACATCACCAAAAAGAGCGCGGAATCTGAAATCGCATCCCTGAAAATGCGCCTTGAGTTCGCCAAGCAGGAAACCCGCATCTGGAAAACCACCGCATATCGTCATGCCGATGATCGAAACCACGCCATCCACATGGCCCAATACTGGCGCAAGCAGGCTCTCAATGAGCATTTCGGTTTTGAACCGGAAAAGGCATCCCCGTCCCCTACCGTGGCCGAGGTCGTAAACGAAATGATGCGGCATGACGCGCTGATTCAGGCCACGGGCTGGGCACCCGCTGACAGCCCCGCAAATGCCCCATCTGAGGGCGAAACAGTCACGACAACAAATGTGCCGAGCGAAACCGAAACCACCGCACAGAGCACCGCTGTGGGCGCAGAGGAGAGTGGCAATGACTAACATCACAACCCTACGCCCCGGCGAACACTTCATGTTCAAAAATTTCGAGTGGGTCTGCCTTGACCCGAACCACCATGACGGCGGTGTGCTGGCTATTATGGCGAAGCCGTTGGTAAAAGAAGTAAAGTTCTGCCCAAGTGATAAATTTGCCGATGAAAAAGGCAACTGGAATAACTACCGCACCAGTAATGTGCGCGGGGTTCTATCTGATATGGCGAACGTTGTTTTTGAGGGAAAAAGTCTGCTGAGACATAGCGTTGACCTTGTAGCCGACAACGGCGACCGCGCCTATGGAACAGTGAAAGACGCCGTTTTTATCTTGACTTGCGACGAGTATCGCAAGTACCGCGAGTTCATCCCACACTACGACAGAGACAGATTTATTTGGACTGCCACGCCTTTGTGCTGTGGCGATAATGATTCCGACGCGGGAGAATCTATCGTCGTTCGCACTGTGAACACGGATGGTCTGCTGTACAACTACGGTGCGTGCAACGGCGGCGCTATCGTCCCGGCTTGCGTTCTCAATCCAAAATCGCTCAATCTGCGCCAGAACATGGCGTATGTAGAGGAGGTATCAGAATGACCATCCTAGCAAACATCATCAGCGGTGCAGCCCTTGCCGCCATGTTCGTAGTATTCTACGCTCTGGGCGTATCCGCTGGCCGGGAAGCAACACAGCAGCAGAAAGAAGATATCAGCATGGAACATACACACGGAGGAGAAGTTCATTAAAATGAAAAGCGCAATTATCTATTCTGCCACTTTGGCTTTCATTGTGGCTATGGTTTCTATCACTGGAAACTTTATGTGGGGCTGGTGGATTTTGCTTGCCTTTATATATAACTCTTTGCCTTAACAAAAAGACAGACGGAGGAGGTAACCGACAATGAATAACCACTGCCCTATCCCCGGCGCAAGCCAGCCGAAAGAACCTGTGCGGCTTAGTTATCGCGGCTATACGGCAACTATTGAGTATGATGATGATGACAAACTCTGGCATGGTAAACTTGATAAAATTCATGACATGATAAACTTCCATTCTTTCAAAGCAGAGGAAATCGAAAGAGAGTTTCACAACGCCGTGAATGACTATCTCGACTTTTGTAAAGAGATTGGAAAGAAGCCGGAGGAACCCCATGACTAACATCCATGAGGATTTGGTTGCGTTCAACTCCCGCAACAATCCTTTTTATAACGACAAGGGCTATGCTGACCCTACCGCATATCAGGGCATTGAGGCGGCAGCGGTCAGTGAATACCGGGCGCGGTTTGATGCCATCGCCGCGCTTATCCACACGGTCAAGTACATTTGCGGGCTGGCTGGGTTTGAGGTCGTGGGCCGAATCACCCTGCGGCACAAGCAGAGCGGCGACATCTACAAATGAGGAGGAGATCTGAGAAATGGCTACACCGAACGAAAAAGAGGATGCCGAGGTTTATCCCGTAGTCATCCTTGACCCGAACGGCAACGATTACACAAAGGGCATCACGGCATGGCTGACGGCCATCGCAAAGCAGAATCCTAAAAATCTGGTGTGCATTGCCCGTGGTCCCGACCCCGAAAAGCCGGATCAGGCCGTGTACACGCTCATGCGATGGGAAACTAAGGGCATTGAGCTTTCCGAAATTGCCGGATACTTGACATCCGTTGCATCTGAACTGTTCAGCCGTGAACAGCCTAACAGCGAAACCCCATTATAACGATAAAGCGAGGAAAACGGTCATGCAATTCGATAGACAAATTACCATCACCACCGGCGCATCCCGAAACGATCTCAACTGGAAACCTCAGCTGATGACCGTGGCAGAGCTGTATGACCGCCTGCGGAATCCCGTCCGTTCAACGGAAACGCTCGACGCTTATATGCACCTGCCGAAACCTCAGCAGGACGCATTAAAGGATGTCGGCGGGTTCGTGGGCGGCTCCCTCAACGGCGGACGGCGCAAGGCCAATGCAGTGACCGGGCGTGACCTTGTGACGCTTGACTTCGATAATATCCCCGGCTGGGGCACCGATGAAATCGTGAGCCGCGTGGATGCCATCGGATGCAGCTATGCGATCTATTCCACACGCAAGCACTGCCCCAATAAGCCCCGCCTGCGCGTTGTCATCCCCCTTGACCGCACGGCTACCCCCGACGAATACGAGCCTCTGGCGCGGCGGCTGGCGTGGCTGATTGGTATTGATAAGGCCGACCCTACTACCTTTCAGGCAAGCCGACTCATGTACTGGCCGAGCGCCTGCGTGGATTCGGATTATGTTTTCCGCTGCAAGGATGCGCCGCTGGCATCGGTGGCGTTCCTGCTGGGCACCTATACCGACTGGCGCAACATGGCCGAATGGCCGCAAGTCCCCGGCGCGGCCCCGAACTACCAAAAGATGGCACTCAAACAGGGCGACCCGCTGACAAAGCCCGGTATCGTGGGCGCGTTCTGCCGCGCCTATGACATTCACACGGCGATGGACAAGTTTCTGCCCGGCATCTATACCCCGTGCATCATGGGCAGCGAGGAGCGGTACACCTATACGGGCGGCAGCACGGCGGGCGGCGCTATCATCTACGATAACGGCAAATTCCTGTACAGCCATCACGCTACCGACCCCTGCTCCATGCAGCTTGTGAACGCATTTGACCTTGTGCGCCTGCACCTTTTCGGCGATAAGGACGACAGCGCCCCGGCCAACACGGCGACCAACAAAATGCCGTCGTATAAGGCTATGTGCGAAATGGCCCTGCAAGATTCGGCAGTTCAGGCCATCTACAACAAAGAGCAATTCGACCAGTTGCAGGCCGATTTCGGTGCTATTGTACCTATCCCCGGTGCGTCCACCGGGCCGCAGCAGACCCCCAATGCCGCCCCGGCTGGCGACGGCGCGGCTGGCGACGGCGCGGAGCCCGTGGAGGGCGAGGTCATCGGTGATGATGGCCAGCAGGCCGACCCCAACGCATGGCTGGGTCAGATTCAACGCGACGAAAACGGCAAATTCAAGCAGACTATTGAGAATGTGCTGCTGATCCTCAACAATGATCCCCGCCTGTGCGGGCGGTTCATGCTGAACGAGTTCAGCGGGCGCGGGGAGGTGCTGTATCCCCTGCCGTGGGATAAAGACCCCGACAAATTCAAGCGGCGGGCATGGGCTGATTCTGACATCAGCGCAATGTACTGGTACATGGAAAAGGGATACAAGATCACCAAGCGCAACGCCATCGACGCGGGGCTGGACATCCATGCGGCTACACACACATTCAATGAGGTGCAGGATTTCATCAAGGGTCTGGCGTGGGATGGAGTTCCCCGGCTGGACACCCTGTTCATCGACTACCTCGGTGCTGACGATTCCCCCTATACCCGCGCCGTCACCCGCAAGGCGTTTGTCGGTGCTGTGGCCCGCGCGATGGAGCCGGGATGCAAGTTCGATAATATGCTGATTCTGTGCGGGCCGCAGGGTCTCGGCAAGTCCACGCTGCTGGACAGGATGAGCAAAGGCTGGTACAACGACAGCATCCGCACATTTGAAGGCAAAGAGGCATCCGAGCTTTTGCAGGGCGTTTGGCTGGTCGAAGTGGCAGAGCTTGACGCTTTCCGCAAGACCGATGTTTCCCGCATCAAGCAGTTTTTGAGCCTGCGCTATGACCGCTACCGCGCCGCCTATGGCCGCAACGTCAAAGAACTGCCCCGCTGCTGCGTCTTTTTCGGCACCTGCAACGTCAGCGATTTTCTGCAAGATACCACAGGAAACCGCCGTTTCTGGCCTGTGGATGTGGGGCAAAGCGAACTGATTCACCGCGCATGGGATTTGACCGATGACGAAATCAATCAGATTTGGGCTGAGGCAAAGATGCGCTGGATGATGGGAGAGCCGCTGTTCCTGACCGGCGACCTGGCAGACGCGGCCCGCGCACGGCAGGAAGATCACCGCGAGGCATCCGTCCGTGAGGGTCTTATCCGCGATTTTGTGGAGCGCGATGTTCCCACGAACTGGCTTGAGTGGCCGCTGGACAAGCGCCGCGACTACTGGGCTGGAGCCTGCAAGGGGCAGGACATTCCGACGATGCCTCGTGACCGTATCTGTGCCGCCGAGGTTTGGTGCGAACTTTTCAACGGTGCCCCCCGTGACATCAAGCAGGCAGACACCCGCGAAATCAACGCCGTACTGGCAAGCACCCCTGGCTGGGAGGCTAACCGGGGCATGAAGTTTGGGCCGTACAAGCAGCAGCGCGGTTATCGGAGATTCAACAGACATGTGTAATGCGTATAAAAATCAACTGACACTTTAGGCCAAAAAGCTGACATTTCTCTATATGCCAAGTGTCAGAACCGTCAGAAGTGTCAGTTAAATATGAAAAAATTATGAACAAGCACACTGACACAACTGACGCGCAAAACACAAGTGTCAGTTATAGTGTCAGTCTAATTTTTAACGATGTATCGCTGTAATATATCTATAACTGACACTTCTGACACTTAAAATAGATAAAAATAAAAATAAGTAAAATAACGCGCGTGAGAGCGCATATACCCCCGTATTTACGGGTCTATACGCGCGTGCGCGTGTGTCAGTCAGGTGGACAAGTGCGGCGGCGATGCCGCGAAAAAGATGGGAGGTTATTAGGATGCCGGAATTGGAAAAGGTCATCGAGCGCAAGCTGCGTGACGGTGTGAAGAAATTGGGCGGCGGGGCGCAATGCCTAAAATTTGAAAGCCCCGGCACATCTGGGGTGCCCGATAGGATGATCCTGTTGCCGGGAGGTCGTGTCGTGTTCGTGGAGCTTAAACAAGTGGGCAAGCGGGAGCGGATGCGGCAGACGTATGTACAGAATCAGATGCGGCGGCTGGGCTTTACCGTGTTCAGCACGGTATCGACCCCGGAACAGGTGCAGACGATTCTCAGCCATTGCGAGGAGGTCATGCGGCAAGATGGATTGTAAAGAGTTCCACCCCTACCCCTATCAGCAGTTTTGCATCCAGCACATCATCAATCACCCCGCCGCTGGGCTTTTCGTGGACATGGGCATGGGTAAAACCGTGATGACGCTGACCGCGTTTAACTACCTCAAGTATTATGCGTGGCAAATTCGGCGATGCCTCGTCATTGCGCCAAAGAAAGTTGCCGAGGCAACATGGCGCACCGAAATTTCAGGGTGGCAGCATTTGCGGCATCTGCGCTGCTCCGAGGTGCTGGGAACGGCTACACAACGCCGCGCCGCGATGGCAGTGGATGCCGACATCTATGTGACGAATCGGGACAATGTGCAGTGGCTCGTCAAAGAGTACGGCAAGGCATGGCCGTTTGATATGGTCGTGCTTGATGAATCGTCATCGTTCAAAAACCATCAGGCCAAGCGGTTTAAGGCCCTGCGGTCAATGCGACCCAAAATCAAGCGCATTGTAGAATTGACCGGCACCCCCTCGCCGCACGGCCTGATGGATTTGTGGGCGCAGGTCTACTTGCTGGACGGTGGGCAGCGTCTGGGCCGCACGATCTCCGTTTACCGCGATATGTACTTTGAGCCGGACAAGCGCAGCAGATCGCAGATATTTACTTACAAGGCCCGCCGGGGCGCGGCAGATGCCATCTATGCCGCCATCAGTGATATTTGCATCAGCCTGTCCAGCGATGACTATTTGACCCTCCCTGACCGCATCTATGATGAGATACCCGTCAAGCTGGACGACTCTGCCGCCGCCGCGTACAAGCGATTGGAGCGGGATGCACTGTTGCAAGTGGACGAATCGACCATCACAGCGGGCACGGCGGGAGTGCTGGCGGGCAAGCTGTTACAGCTTTGCAACGGCGCTGTGTACGATGAGGATGGCAAGGTCATCCCCGTTCATGAATGCAAGCTGGCCGCGCTGGTGGAGCTGATCGAGGGTCTGCACGGTCAACACGCCTTGCTGTTCTACTGGTTTCAGCACGACCTCGCCCGCATCCTCGCCGCCCTTGAGCCGCTGGGTTTACGGGTGCGTGTATACAATGGCCCCGACGATGAACGGGCATGGAACGCGGGAGAGGTGGACATTCTGCTGGCTCATCCCGTGTCCTGCTGCTACGGCCTCAACCTGCAACACGGCGGGCATCACATCATCTGGTTTGGGCTGACGTACTCGGCGGAGGTTTATCTGCAGGCGAACAAGCGGCTACACAGGCAGGGACAGACGCATCCCGTCGTCATCCATTCGCTGGTCGTGCAGGGCGGGCAGGATGAGGATGCCATCGCAACGGTCATGGGTCGTGTCACCGAACAAAACCATCTGCTGGAATCGCTAAAAGCAAAAATCATCACGGCAAAGGAGGCCGTCTGACTATGACGATGAAAGAATTATCTCAACTCCATTGGCTGAATTTGGAGATTGACCGTGATAAACAGCACCTTGCAGAACTTGAGGCCCGCGCCACATCCCCCGGTGGGCCGAATATGTCCGGGATGCCCGGTGGCGGCGGTGCAGGGTCGAGTGTCGAAAGTGACGCGATAGCCATTATCGAGCTGAAAGATCAGATCAGGGGCAAGCTGGCCCGCGCTATGGCAGAGCGTGACCGTATCACGGCGTACCTTGACGGCGTGGACGATGCACAGTTGCGGCTCATTATGCACTTGCGTTTTGTGGATGGCCTGTCGTGGGCGCAGGTGGGCGCAAGCGTGGGCGCGGGATACACTGGCGATGCCTGCCGTATGGCCTGCAAGCGCTATTTAGCAAAAACCGCATAGAAAAAAGCGAACAAAACGAACAATTCAACGTAAAATATTGATTGTTCGCTCCCATGCGCGTATTATGTATTTGCGGGTTTAGGGCGAGGGAGTTCTGGGCGCTCCCTCGCTCGTGCTTTCCCCGCTGTCACCTCCAAACGCCGCTGCGTGAATAAGCGCGGCGGCGTTCGTGTTTGCGCCGAGGTGGCAAAAGCCCTATACGCTGGGTGCGCCTCTCACGCCCGGCGCTGTGCAGGCCCTTGACCCCTGCACTAAATTTGCCGCGATAGCCACAGGGCGCTGCGCTCCCAAAAGCGCGGTAGGGTGCGAGGCCCTTACGCGGTGCCATTAGGCCATTGCCGCCGTCCGGCCATTGCGGCGGCACAAGTGATCTGCACCTCCCCAGTGGTGGCAAATTGCGGTTTGCAATCCATTCACGCGGTTCCACCGCTGGCGGTTTCCGATCAGTGGCCTATATTATATCGCACAGTAGAGCATTGGTAGCTCGGCAGGTTCATACCCTGCAAGTAGCTGGTTCGATTCCAACCTGTGCAACCATGCGAGGCTTGAGGGCATTTCACCTCGCGGCGCGTCCACGGCAAAACGGGCTTTTTCTCCTTTCCCCGTATGACGCGCCTGATTTTGGTTATTATCGCGGTTCGCCGCGAGGGCCGACGCCGGTACTGCCGCCGTTGACCTGCCCCTATATTACGCGCCACAGTGTCACAACTGCGGCGCATTTTTATTGCTTTCCCGGAGGTCTACGGTGTACCGCACAGAGCGCAACTATGAAAATCTCAATAAGGGCATTTTCCCCGGCGCTGGGCGGTTCGACATCCCCATCCTGCGGCCCGAATTGACTACGGCTGAAAACTGGATAAGTTTCAACTATGCCAAAGGGTGCGAGGAGCCGTCAGAGCATGGCGTTCACTTTTTCGTTGACGATTACCAGTTCAACCGCATCTGGGCGCATCCCGATAACTACCTCGGCATGATGGCGCGGTTCGATACCGTATGCACCCCCGATTTCAGCACATATACAGACTTTCCCCGCATTATCCAGATTTACAACCACTACCGCAAGCACTGGCTGGGCGCCTATTGGCAGGCCCACGGCATCAAGGTTATTCCGACCATCTCATGGAGTACGCCGGATAGCTTTGAATGGTGCTTTGACGGTGAGCCGGTAGGCGGCGCGGTGGCCGTTTCGAGTGTCGGCACTCAGGCAAACCCCGAATCGGCAGACCTGTTCATGACCGGGTACAATGAGATGCTGCGACGCTTACAGCCCGCGCAAATCATCTTCTACGGCAAGGTGCCCGCCGGGTGTGAGGGAAACATTTTTCATGTTACAGCATTTCAGGAAAAACTCAAGGCGCGAATCCGCGCCAAAAAAGAATCGACAGAATCGGATTGAGGTGTTACAATGGGCGGTAGAGGCAGTACAAGCAGCATGGGCACGGCAGGAAATGTCCCGGCTGGCCGCGGTATTGGCGGCGGTGGGCTGGGCAGTTTCAACCTCGCCCCGCAACAGCAGAATCAGCCCGCCGCGCCGGTAGCCCCGCAAGCGGTGGCGCAACAGCCGGATAATCAGCAGCAGCCTAATGTCGTACCTACGGCGCAGCAGGCGCAGAACCTCAACAATCAGGCGTTCAGCGCCACGGACAACTCGCCGTATCACAACCTGTATAACGGTCAGCAGTATTATGCCAAGCAGAATTTGAGCATCGATCAGCGCCTTGCTGTGATGAATTATTTGTCCGATGCCAAAGAGAGCGGCACGATGTACTCCATGTCGCAGAATATGAACCATGCGATGGCGATGGGTCAGAAACTTACCGCGAATCAGCAGTTTGTGCATGACAACCTCATGGGCGCTATGCACAATATCGGCTATAATGTCAACTTGACCCGGTATGACCATTCGGATGTGCTGGACAATATGCTTGCGGCTCGTGGTGTTCACAATACCGCCAGCAATATGACCGCCGCGCAGTTGAAAACCGCGCTCGTAGGTCACACCTATGGCGAGAACCGTTTCCTGTCCACATCGTATAACGATTTCAAAAACGCATCCAACGCGGACACATTCACGACCCGCGAGGTGCGTTTTGAGTACAGGGTGAAAGCTAATGTACAGGCGATGATGCCCGGAAACGGCCCCGGTGGTCGTCTGGGCGAGGTCGTCCTTGCACCCACAAGCCCGCAGAAAAATATGCGGATTGTCGATGTTAAGGACGATAAGAGCCGCCGCACACGTTCTAAGGGTATGTCGCCCGGAATCTATAACAACAACCGTCAAATCGTCGTTGTCGTCGAGGTCGGTTAAGGAGGTACGCATTATGGCAACCAAGAAAAGCACTGCATCGAAGAAAAAGCTGACCCCCGGCGATACTGGCATTGATCGCTGGACTTCCAATGGCTACGGCATCGTCAATGGCCCTGTGAGCGCCGCTGATAAAAAGCGCATCGCCAAACTCAATGCCGAGATGGACGCCGCCAAAAAGAAAAAGTCTGCCCCTAAAAAGGGCAAGAAATAAGGAGGCCCGTCATGGGAGGTAGAGGCAGTTCGTCCTCGATGGGCGGCGGCATGGGCGCTGGCGGCGGCGCAGGCATTGCGGCTACACAGCAGCAGCCCCAGAATGCTCCGCCGTTTGCAGTGCCGCAGAGCATTAAGATCAACGCCGGTAACATCATCACCCCGGCAGCGGTACAGCAGCAACAGCCGCCGCAACCTCAGCAGCCGCCTATCGCACAGGCTCCCACGCCGACAAATACGCCGGTTCAGCCCGATGCGCTGTCCGCGCTGACGAAGATGAGCGATGATCAGCTCACGGGTCTGTTACGGCAGGCTAAGGCGGCGCAGATTCCTAACCATCTGAACGATGCACCCGACATCACGCAGAAATTCGCTTTTGTGGCCGGTGTCAACGAAAAGCCCACGGTTCTCGATGATGCGTCGTTCGACCAGTACCTCAAAGATAACAGTATCCCCCGCCGCAATATTCTGGCCCGTTCTGTCAACCCGATTACCTTTAAGGCCGGGTCGGTTACGTTCACCTATACGGCCAAGGATGTGACGGATATGCTGAAATACAGCTCCCTGAATTACATCGGCGGCAAGCACGGCGGTCAGGTCTATGGCGCGGGTACTTATTTCGACAAGACGGGCGGGCGTAGCACCGGCTATGGAAATGGCACGACATCTGCTACGGCTATCGCGGTACTGAATCCTCAGACTGCACACCCCATCTCGCTGAATACGCTGCGGAGCCGCATCCCTGCTTTCCAGCGTAGTCATCCCAAGTTTGCGCAGGCGCTGGGTCGTGCGGATAGCGATAATTACAGCATCTACGCTATGGCAATGGGCTATAATGTCATCACATCCGACGTGAACGGCTACCACAACATCATTGATCGCAAGGCGCTGGTTTACCGCGCAAGCGACAACTAAACAGGAGGATACAGCAATGGCGTACAAAGAACCCGTATTCACCAAAGAGGCGATGGCTGCCCTGCAGGCCAGTTGGAACGACAACATCAGCGGCAGAAAGTCCACCGCTAAGACCAAAAAGAGAACCACCGCCCCGAAAAAGGCGGCGGGTAAAAAGCCCGCCGTCAAAAAGGGCAAGTAACTGAATACCCTTTAGCACTCAGCGCTGAAATGCGCCGGGTGCTTTTTTATTTTTACTGATAGGAGGTGGCAGCAGATGCCCGAAAATACCGAGGCTATGCCGGAGATCAGCGCAAGCCCCGCGCCGCAAGACGCGAAGCCCGCCGACGCTGGCGAGAAAAAGCAGAAAAAGCCTCGCAATACATCCGGGATGAAACCGCCACTGAATCAGCTCCCCCCGGAGGAGGCGTTCGCCATCCGCTCCAAAGGCGGCAAGGCGGCGGCAAAAAAGCGCCGGGAGGAGAAGCTGGTAAAGGATGCCCTGCTGAACCTGCTGACAAAGCCTCAGCACAAGAAAAAGGGCGGCAAGGCTCACTACAAGGCCAGCGCCGAGTTGACGAGCTATGACGACGTGTTCTCTGAGAATACGACCCTCATGGTGCAGATGCTCATTCCCCTTATCCAGTCTGCCATCAACGGCAACATTGAATCCCTGTTCGCCATTCTGCGCGTTCTGGGGCAGGAACCGGGCACCCCCGGCCAGTTTGGCGTTGACGAGTTTACCCCGCCTGAGCCGCCCACAGAGGGCGCGGGCAGCCCCGGCAAGTCCGCGCCTGCCGACGACCCTAATGCGGTGCGCATCCACCTGATACGCGGCGAGAAGCCCGCCCCCGTGGCTGAGGGCGATGCCCCGGCAGCGGAGCAAGCCAACGCCGATCAGGCAGGCACGGCTACACCCACCAGCGCCCCTGCCGATGGGGAGGCGGTGCCCGATGCCTGATGTTTACATCGAAGATGTTATCGCGCCCAACTATGACGAACTGCTGGATGATGTTCTCGATCATCGGCACTCGCGATACCTCCTCAAGGGCGGGCGCGGTTCGCTGAAATCGTCCTTTATCGGCTTTGCTATCCTGCTGATTATGGTTCAGCCGGGGAACGAGGCTTGCAACGCGGTCATATTCCGTAAGACCGCCAACACCCTGCGCGATTCTGTTTACAGCCAGATGGTCTTTGCCCTTGACAAGCTGGGTCTTGACAGCGAATTTATCTGTCATGTTTCCCCCATGAGCATTACCCGGAAAAGCACCGGGCAGACGATTCTCTTTCGCGGTCTTGATGACCCGATGAAGCTGAAATCGTTGAAATTCCCCAAAGGGTACTGCGCCATCACATGGTTTGAAGAAGCGGACACGTTCGATGGGATGAAAGAAATCCGAAACGTGCTGCAATCTACCAACCGTGGCGGCTCTAAATTTTGGAATTTCATGTCGTTCAACCCGCCCATCACCCTGAACAACTTTATGAATCAGGAGGCTCTTGTCCAGCGCCCCGATAGGCTGGTTCATTCCAGCACTTATCTGACCGTGCCGCCTGAATGGCTCGGTCAGATGTTCTTTGATGATGCGGAACTGCTACGGCAAACCAACCCCCGCGCCTATGAACATGAGTATCTGGGCATCCCCACGGGCACGGGCGGCGAGGTGTTCAGCAACCTTGAATTGCGAGAAATCACCGATGCCGAAATTGCGTCGTTTGATTATATCTACGAGGGCATCGACTGGGGCTGGTATCCCGACCCCAACCATTGGAGCAAGATGTGCTATCGCCCCTCGAAGATGACGCTCTACATTTTCGATGAACTGCGCTGCAACAAAACCCCGAATGAGGTTTTCTGGCAGCGCTTGCAGAAAGAAAAGAACGTAACATCGCAAGACCTCATTATTGCAGATAGCGCCGAGCCGAAATCCATTGCGGACTTAAAAGCCTACGGCGCATCCATCCGTCCCACTGAAAAGGGGCCAGATTCCGTGCGCTACAGCATGAAATGGCTGCAATCGTTGGTGAAAATCGTTGTTGATCCCAACCGATGCCCGGAAACGGCGCGAGAGTTTGCCGAATACGAATACGAGCGCACCAAAGACGACGAACTGACCGGGCAATACCCCGATAAGGACAACCACAGCATTGACAGTGTGCGGTACGCGCTCAATCCAATTTGGAAACGGCGCGGCCTGTGAGGTACAGCCCATGTCTATTTTTTCAAGTATCTATACCATGATAAGGCAGGTGTTAGGCAGAGTGATTCCGTATCAGAATATTCAGCAGGTGGAGAACATCGACACGCCGCTGTCGCAGGAGATGCAGATTGCTCTCGAAGCATGGCACCGGGCATATCTGGACAAGCCCATCTACAAAAACGAGCAGGTCAAAACCCTCAACATTCCTGCGTTCATCGCGTCCGAGATTTCCCGTCAGGTCACGCTTGAATTTAAGTGGAGCATCACGGCGGGCAAGGATGACGGCACGGGCGAGGACATCACCAACCCGCGCTCTGAATTTCTGAGCAGAGAATTTGAAAAACTGGCTACACAGCTGAGGAGCAAGGCCGAGATCGGATGCGCGGCAGGCGGCATGACTATCAAGCCTTATGTCCGTGACGGGCATATCTATTTCGACTATACCCCCGATTGGGATTTGTACCCCATCGCTTTCGGCGATGATGGCGACCTGTCCGATGTCGTTTTCCGTGACGTGTTCTCGGAGGGCAAAACCTACTATTCCCGCCTTGAGCGGCACACCGTTGATGGCGACAAAATCAAAATCACCCAGCGGGCATTTAAGTCCAGCTCCCGTGATGCTCTCGGCAAGGAAATCGCCCTGACGGAAGTATCGCAGTGGAAAGACCTCAAGCCCGTGGTCTATGTCAACAATGTGGATGGGCAGCTTTTTGGCTGGTTCCGCGTGGCCTCGGCAAATACTGTTGACCCGATCTCCCCTATGGGCGTGGCCGTGTTTGCCAAGAGTATGGACACCATCAAAGAGGCTGACATCCAATACAGCCGCTTGCTGTGGGAATTTGAGGGCGGCGAAATGGCCGTTGACGTTGACCCGATGGCGCTACGACCCATTGATGGCGTTATGCGTAACGGTGCAAAGGCTATGGAAACCCCTAAGCTGAATGAGCGCCTGTTCCGTGCGGTCGATCTGGGCACCGATGACACTTACCATGTATTTGCCCCGACGTTGCGTGACAGTTCTCTCGTGGCCGGTCTGAATCAAATCCTGATGAAGATTGAAGATCAGTCCGGCCTCGCCCGCGGCACCCTCTCCGATGCCAACACAGAGGCCCGCACGGCCACTGAGTTGACTATCCTGCGCAGTCGCACCTATACCACTGTCGCCGACAACCAGCAAGCCCTTGAACGGGCGTTGCGTGAAGTCGTGCGGGCGATGGATAAGTACGCTGACCTGTACAACCTCGCCCCTGCCGGTGAGTATGAGGTGTCGTTCGATTGGGACGATTCCGTTATCGCCGACACCGAAACCCAGTTGCAGCAGCGGCTCCTCATGCTCAACAACGGCATGATGAGCAAGATTGAGATGCGTATGTGGTTTTTTGGCGAAACCCGCGCACAGGCCGAAAAAGCCTTGCAGGAAGTTCAGCAGGAAAAAGTCAGCGAAATGCAGGCCGCTATGGCTATCCAGCGGCCCAACCCCGACCAGAGCGATGTCACTGTTCCCACGGACAATGACAATGCCGATCAGGATGGGAGCAACACGGCTACACCGTTTGGGAGTGGCTTCGGCGAGGAGTGATGACCCGTGCTGACCCAGAAAGAGCTTGATGCCGCCGTTCGCAAAATGATTGCGAATCTGGATGAAGTCAATCTGTATTTCATCCAGAAAATAGCGACCCAGATAAAGAAAATCGGCGAGATGAACCCCACCAGTATACACCGTTATACAATCATGCTGGAAATGGGTGCAGACATTGCTGATATTTCCGGCAAGCTCCAAGCCGCAACCCGGCTGACACAACAGCAGATGGCTGTTGTGTACAACGCCGCCTTGCAGGATAACTTCACCGACCCGCGATTCAAAGCCGCGCTGGCAGCGCATCCGCTGCCCCGTGAGGAGAATCAGCGGCTCATACAGTATACGCGCAACATCGCTGCGCAGACCTCCGGGGCGCTGCAAAACCTGTCCAACACTACGGCCATATCCGTGCCCTATCAACAGGCCATAGATAAGGCCATCTTGAGCGTGTCCATCGGCATGACCGACTACAAATCGGCTATGCGGCAGACCATCAAAGATATAGGCTGGGCAGGGATGCAGGTGCAGTACGCAAGCGGCTATCACCGCCGCCTTGATACCGCCGCCCGTCAGAACATCATTGATGGGGCTTGCCAAATCGCCCAGCACAGCGCCGATGAAATCGGCAAGGCGCTGGGCTATGATGCCGTGGAGCTGTCCGCGCATCTCAACAGCGCCCCCGACCATGAGCCGGTGCAAGGTCATGTTTTCCCGCTGGCCGAATACGCCAAGATGCAGGCAGGCATGGCCTGCGTGGATGTGGACGGTCATCACTTTGCAGGATTCAAGCGTCCTATCGGCGAGTGGAACTGCGGGCACTTTGCCGCGCCGTTCAGCACCGAATACTCGGTGCGAAAATACTCCGACCACCAACTGTCGGCATGGATAATGTCAAATCATGCAGGCGTGACTATCGGCAACAAAGAGGGTCTGACCCTCTATCAGTGTTCGCAGATGATGCGAAAAATAGAAACCGATACCCGCCGCTGGAAAGATGTTGCCATTGCGGCACGGACCGCTGGTGATGATGACCTGCGCCGTGAGGCACAGCAGCACATCAACACCCTAAGCGCCCGATACAATCTCATTGCCAAGCAATCCGGGCTGTCACAGCGCCGTGACCGCATGGCAGTGGATGGCTTTAGGGCCATAAAGGTAAGCGCCTGAAATGGCGCTTTTTCTGTGTTATCACGCCGTTTTTGGCTGATAAATAAATACCCGGCATTGCAGGGAAATAAATGCGATGGCGCGACGTGCGCGGAGTGGCCGCGCGATTATAAGCTAAATCAATCGCGGCGAAAGGACAATCTTATGGAATTGCTCAAAAATCTGTTTTCTGAGGGCGAGGCACTGACCTACGATCAGTTGACCGAAAAGATCAGCGCGGCGGGTCTGAAACTCGCCAATATCGCGGACGGTTCCTACGTCAGCCGCGATAAGATGGATTCCAAGGTCAAGGGCTTGCAGGGCCAGATTTCCGACTTGCAGGGGCAGGTCAAGCAGCGTGACACCGACATGGCCGAATTGCAGACCAAGTTGACCGCCGCACAGACCGATGCCGACAAGCTGGCATCCGTTCAGTCCGATCTCGCGGCACTGCGTCAGCAGCGCGAGAATGATGGCAAGGAGTGGGAGCGGAAAATCACCGCACAGGCGTATGAATTTGCCATCCGCGAAAAGGCGGGCGAGGTCAAGTTCAGCTCCAATGCCGCGAAAAAGCAGTTTATCGCGGAGGCCATCGCCAAACAGTTTAAGCAGGACGAGAACGGCAAGATGCAGGGCTACGACGAGTTTCTGACCCAGTACAAAACCGACGACCCCGGCAGTTTTGTCGTTGATGAACCGGCCCTGGCTAAGAAAGGCCCGTCTATCACGGTTCCCGCAAAGCCCGATGGAAACCCGCACAAAATGAGCTTGTCCGAGCAGATGGCGGCAGCAAATGCCGATCCTAACTTCGTGCCCGATTTCAACTAATCGAGCTACACCCGACGAACCCCTAAAAATTCAACAGGAGGCATAACCACATGGCAATCTTTGATTCCAAAAACTTCAATGGTAACGTGTTCAAGCAGTATGTTGACCGCGTTCCCAACCTGAACCGCAATGAGCTGATTAAGTCCCGCGCCATCAAAAAGCGTCAGGACATCGCGCAGTCCATGAGCGATCAGGTCGGTGGCAACTACGTCACCATCCCCCTGCGTGGCATCATCAGCGGCACCGCTCCTCAGAACTACGATGGTTCCACCAACATCACCGCCACCAGCACCAAGACTTTCTCCCACTCCCGAGTTGTCGTGGGCCGTGCACAGGCATGGACTGAGCGCGATTTCTCCTACGACATCACCGGCGGCGAGGATTCTCTCGCCGATGTCGCCGCTCAGATTGGCGAATACTGGGAAGAAGTCGATCAGGCCACCATCATCAAGATTCTGGCCGGCGTTTTCGCCATGAAAGACGCTGAGGGCGTGAAGTTCGTCCGTGAACACACCTACGATGTCACCGGCAGGACCAATTCCGAGGGCGTTCTGGGCCTGATGGACGGCACCTCTCTGAACACCGCCATGCAGCGTGCTTGCGGCGACAACAAGGGTGCGTTCAGCCTCGCCATTATGCACTCTGCCGTTGCTACCGGCCTCGAAAACCTCAAGCTGCTGGCGTACATGAAGTACACCGACAAGGACGGCATCGAGCGCGAGCTGCAGATCGGCACCCTGAATGGCCGCACCGTTCTGGTTGATGACTCCATGCCTGCCGTGGAAACCGTCACCACCCCGGAGGTGCAGGGCGTTTACACCATCACTGTCAGCACCGCTGGCACCGATGGCAACACCATCACCGTGGACGGTCAGACCTATACCTTTGCCGCATCCACCTCCACCGCCAACAAGACCCTCAAGACCGGCGATACCGCTGCCGAGGCTCAGGCGCTGAAAACTGTGCTGTCTGCTCAGTACGAGGGCAAGTTCATCGTCACCGTTTCTGGTGCTGTCGTTACACTCAAGCAGATTTTCGGCGGCGAGGGCAAGCTGCCCGTCGTGACCGTTTCCGGCGCTGTCAAGGCCGCTGCCGCCCAGACCACCGCAGGCGTGGCTAAGGTGTCTCAGGCCCGTTACACTACCTACGTTCTGGGCGACGGTGCTATCGAGTACACCGACTGCGGCGCTAAGGTGCCTTACGAGATGGATCGTGATCCCCACACCAACGGCGGCGAGGACACCCTTTATGGCCGTCAGCGCAAGTGCTTTGCCCCCTACGGCATCAACTTTACCAAGGCCAAGATGAAGAGCCTGTCTCCCACCGATGACGAGCTGGAGGATGGCGAAAACTGGGAACTGGTGAACTCCAACGAGGCCGAGGGCAAGCAGTACATCGCCCGCAAGGCTATCCCCATCGCCCGCATCCTGTCTCTGGCCTGATTTCGGGCCGCTGAGGAGGTTTACACATGGCACACGATATGTACCTTACTTATGAAGAATACATAGGTTTAGGCGGCACCGTTGATGCCGCTGCGTGGCCTCCGCTGGAATGTGCTTGCAGAAAACGCATTGACCGCTTGACGGATTCCCGTGTCCAGAACATGGCCGAAATCCCGAGAGCGGTCAAGCTCTGCGTTTTTGCGCTGGCGCAAATGGAAAGCGTTGTCGGTGCTGTGGCGCAGGTCACATCGCCCACGGTCACATCGTTCAACACGGATGGCTACACCGAAAACCACGGGAATGTGCCGGATGCCGATGCCGCAGCCAAGCAGATGAACGCCATCGCGGCGGATATGCTGTACGGTGAGCTGGATGACTACGGCGTTCCCCTGTTGTATAGAGGAGTGAGGTAAAATGCAGCTTTGCAATGATACTATCACCCTGTACAACCGACGATTCGACCCGGAACAGGATTGCGACGTTTACGAGCGCACCATCATCCGGGGCGTTCACTGGTTCAATTCCGATGCAACCACCGTTGACAGCACGGGGCTGAAAGCGGCAAACAAGGTCACAATCCGCATCCCTGTTGATGCGGATTTCGGCGGCAAAGCATATCTGCCCCCTAAGCAGTATGCCGCTGCCGATGACCCCGCCGCCGCTTTTACTCTGGCCGCTGGCGATCTCATGGTTTTAGGTGTCGGCGCTGAGGGTCTACGCCCCGCCGCTATCCATGACACCTATTCCGAGGCCGCAACCGTCTTGCAGATCACTGACAACCGCCGTGCCCCGCAGGCCCAGCATTGGAAAGTTGTAGGTGCGTAATGCAACTGTCAGTAGATTCGCGGTTTGATTTCGATAGCATAAACACTATTCTTACCAACCATGGCTTTGGAGATCATGGAATTGTCCAAAAAGTCATTGATAACGCGGTAATACGATGGTGCATGGATTACACTCCTGCGGACACATTTATGCTTGCAAAAAGCCCTTACGCCGCATCTGATATTGGCTCTGGCATCATCGTGTACCCCGGCCCCTATGCGCATTATATGTACATGGGCGAAGTTTACGGCCCGAATATTCCCGTTTTCGATGACAACAGTGGAACACCTACACGATTTTTCTCTCGTCCCGGAGAGAGAAAAACTCCCACCGGCAGAGCGATTCAGTACAAAACTGATAAAAACGCTCTAGCCGGGCCATTTTGGGCAGAACGCATGAAAGCCGATCACATCAGTGACATTGTAAGGGAGGCAAAAAATGCCGCAGGTATCAAATAGCACTGAGGGAATCCGAAAATGGTTTAGGCAATGCCCGCTGCTGTCTAAAAACAAACGATTTGGCGCTGATTACCTCGGTGAAAATCCAACCGAATACGCCATTTACGCATCACCATCCACTCTGAAATACCACGAGAATATTCTCGGAGATTATGTCCTGGATGATAAACAGACTCAAAACTATATTTTTGCTACGCGTGAGAATTTTGGGGCTGATGTCAAACAAAACTCCGATAACCTGGCTTTTTTTACTGCTCTCATCGCGTGGATGGTCGAACAAAATAACGCCCGAAACTTCCCCCATATAGAGGAGGGTCGGGTTTGTGCTATCGTGCCGACATTGACTGCATATCCTGCACAAATCGGTGTTGACAGTGCAAAATATCAGATTCAGATACAGATCACATATAGGAGAAACTGAATATGAAAATCGAACGTAAATACATGGCTCACTACCTGAACGCGAACTTCACCAACGATGAGGGCACGGCCAGCTATGTACGCCTGGGCAAAGACCTGGAGGAGTACAGCCCTGAGCTGTCCGCCAACGTCGAGAAGAAGTCGAACATCATGGGCGAGACCTCTGTCACCATCGACAGCTACCAGAAGCAGGGCGAGGTCAGCCCCTACTACGCCGAGAAGGACGACCCGCTGTTCACCCGACTGCAGGCCATCATCGACGGCGACCTGGTACTGGACGACCTGAAAACCGACATCGTCGAGGTCAAGCTCTGGGGTGAGGAGAGCGCCGGTGCCTACCCCGCCATCAAAGAGGAGTGCTACATCGAAGTGTCCAGCTACGGCGGCGACACCACCGGCTACCAGATTCCCTTCAATGTCCACTACACTGGCGTCAAGACCAAGGGCACGTTTGACGTGAGCAAAAAGACCTTTACCCCTGCGGGCTAAGGCATAACGGAGGCACTGCACTATGAAACTGACATTAGACCGAGGCCTGAAAAGCTACGATATCGAGGATGCTGACGGCACGCCGCTGGGCACCATCTACGTCAACCCCGCTGACCTGGGTATTGCCGCCCGGCTGGACGAGGCCCGCAAGGCCGTGCAGGCCCTGGCGGATGGGCTGGGCGACGATGTGGACGCCGAGAAGATCAGCGACGTTGACCGGCAGATCAAGGAGCAGGTCAACTACATCTTTGGCAGTGACGCATCGGCTGTGTTCTTCAAGGGAACGTCGGCGCTGGCACTCTGTGATGACGGCGCACTGCTGCTGGAAAAGGTGTTCAGCGCCTTTGCACCTATCATCGAGGACGCCGTGGGCGACGCCATGAAGGCCAGCCGGAAGCGGATGGAAAAGTACACCGCGGCCTATGTGGCCCCTGACAAGGGCCTGGCCCCCGGCCAGCAGGCGTGAGCGCCTGGAATTTACCCACCACCGTGGAGGTTGCCGGGCGGGCGTTTGCCATACGCACGGACTTCCACGCGGTGCTGGATGCGCTGGCGGCCCTGGCCGACCCGGAACTGACCCGACAGGAACAGTACATGGCCTGCTTGCAGATACTCTACCCGCGCTGGCAGGAGCTGCCCGACGCCAATGCGGCGCTGCGGGCGGCTTTTGTTTTTATCAACGGCGGCAAAGAGGAAGAAGCTCGCGGCCCCCTGCCCCGCCTGGTGGACTGGGAGCAGGATGCCGCCCTGATTGCGCCCGCCGTGGACAAGGTGCTGGGTTACAGCTGCCGCCGGTGCGATTACCTGCACTGGTGGGAGTTTTTGGGGGCGTTCTACGGTATTGGTGATGGGCTGTTTGCGCAGGTGGTCAACATCCGCAGCAAGCGGGCCAAGGGTAAAAAGCTGAACGACCAAGAACGCGAGTTTGCGAGAGAAAACGACCGCCTTATCAAAATCCGCGCCCCCGAGAGCGCCGAGGATAAGGCGGAGAAGGAAAGATTACTGGAATTGCTGGGGAGGTGAAGCTATGGCCGACGGTTCGATCATCATTGATGCCCGCATCAACAAAAAGGGTGCGGAGGCCGAATTGCAGGCATTGCAGGCTAAAGCCAAGAGCACGGCGCAGCAGATCGCGGCGGTGGATAAGCAGCTGGGCGGTGAGACAAAGCGGCGAAACACCCTGCGGGACAATCTGGAAGCAGCCCGCCAGAAGGCCAGCGAGACCGCCGTCGCGCTGGAAGAGGTAAACGCCCGGCTGGATGCGGGGCGAAAATCCAAGTTCGGTGTGACCAATACCGCCGATGAAGCGCTGAGCAACAAGCTGGCCGCCCAGCTGAACGCGCAGGATGCCAAAGCCTGCGAGATTGAGGCCGACTACCGCGCCCAGGATGCCGCCGTACAGGCCTTGCAGCAGCGCCACACCGACCTAACCGCCCAGCTGGAACGCGAGCAGCAGGCCGCACAGGCGCAGGGCAATAGTGTCGCCAACGCTGACCGCATCCGGGCAGCTGCCGAGGCGGCGGGTGCATTGGCCGAGAAACTGACCCGGGCGGCCCTGACCAGCGGCACGCTGCAAAAAGCGCTGCACACCGTGGGGACTGTTGGGCAGAAGGCGTTTGCCTGGGTGGGCGGCAAGGCGCAGGCGGTCCGGGACCGGATTGCCCAGGCGGCCCAGAGCGCGGCACAGTTCCGCAGCCGGGTCGCACGGCTGGTGTCCGGCGCACTGGTGTTCAATGTGCTGTCATCCGGCCTGCGCACGCTGACAAGCTGGATGGGGACGGCGCTGCTGTCCTCGTCCCAGCTGCGGGCGGCGCTGGGCAATTTGCAGGGCGCAGCGTCCACAGCGGCGGCTCCCCTGTTGTCGGTGCTGGTGCCCGCCCTGACAGCGCTTGCCAATGCGGCGGCCATGGTGTTCAGCTACATTGCGCGGCTGGTGGCGTTTTTTACCGGCAAGACCATCAGCGCCAGCGCGAGTGCAGCCAAGGCCATGGGCGGCGTGGGCAAAGCGGCGGGCGGTACGGCGAAAAAGGTCAAGGACGCCAACGGCGAGCTGGCCGCCTTTGATGAGCTGAACGTGCTGAACAAGAAATCCGACGAGGACAACGGCGGTTCCGGCGGGGGCGGCGGCAGTGCGGGCGACATTGTGCCCGACTACGATTTTACCGCGAAAAGCCCCTTTCTGGACAGCATCCTGGACGCGGTGGAGGCGGGCGACTGGTACAAGGTCGGCCAGCTCATCGGCGAGAAGCTGCGGGACAGCCTGAACGCCATCCCCTGGCCGGACATCCAGGATAAGGCCGTACAGTGGGCCACGAACCTTGCCACGATGCTGAACGGCATTGTGGAGACACCGGGGCTGTGGGAGGCCATCGGCCACACGCTGGCCCAGGGGCTGAACACGGCGCTGCTGTTCTACGACACCTTTATGCAGACGTTCCACTGGGCCAGCCTGGGCGCGGGCCTGGCTGCCGGGCTGACCCAGGCCATTGCGGAGATACAGTGGGACACGCTGGGCCGCGCCCTGGCCGATGGGATGCGGGCGGCTATCATGACGCTGTACAACTTTACGATGACCTTTACCGGCTGGACGGATTTGGGCAACGGCATTGCCGCCTGCCTGAATGCCGCCATCAACAACATCCCCTGGCAGGAGGCCGCCGTCGGCATGAGCAAGCTGGTCATCGGCCTGCTGAACACGCTGATTGCCGCCGTGCAGGGCACGGACTGGACGACCTTTGGGCAGAATGTGGTCGGGATGATCGGCTCGCTTGACTGGGCGGGGCTATTCGCCGCGTTAAGCACGCTGTCTGTGGCGGTGCTGACCGCCATCAACGATATCCTGGGCCAGGTGGATTGGGCCGCCGTGGGCACCACACTAGTGGGCTGCCTGCAAGCCATTGACTGGGCGGGCCTGTTGACCCAGGCGGGCACGTTTATCGCCAACAGCTGGCCGGTGATGCTGGCTGCACTGGCGGCCAGTCTGCTGCCGCAGCTGGGGGTCTTTATCCTCGGGACGGTGCTGCCGTCTCTGGTGGGGCATCTCGTCACGCTGGGCGCAACGCTGCTGGGCCAGGTTGGCACCTGGCTGACCGGGACGCTGCTGCCCGCTATTATGAGCGGGTTGTCGGCCCTGATTACGGCGATTGTGGGGGCTATCGGCCTGTGGCCTGCCGTTCTGCTGGCTGTGCTGGCAGTGTTGGCGGCGGCCATTATCGCGTATCTGGTGACGCACTGGGAGGAGATCAAGCAGAAATTCAGCGAGACCTGCGAGATACTGACTGAGAAGATGCGCAGCGCGGGCGAGAATCTGAAAGCCATCTGGAACGCATTCTGGCTGACGATTAAGCTCATCGGTATGCAGATTTGGGAGAATATTACCACTGCCTGGAACGATTTTTGGCAGGGGCTGCACCGGTTGCTGAACAGTGCCGGTGCGGCGCTGCAATCGGCCTGGTCGTCGGCCTGGACGGCGCTGGGCAACACGGTAAAGAAAATCTGGGACGGCATTGTCGGGACGATAAAGACCGCGGTCAACAGCGTGATTTCTCTCGTCAACGGTATGATCTCGGCTGTGGTTGGCGGCGTGAACGCCGTCATCGGGGTACTGAACGGATTCTCCTTTGACGTGCCGGAGTTTGCGCAGGGTGCGCTGGGCACGGCGAAAATCGGTTTCAACATCGACCCTATCACTGCGCCGCAGATACCCTACCTGGCACAGGGTGCGGTCATTCCGGCCAACCATGAATTTTTAGCCGTGCTCGGCGACCAGACCAATGGCACGAACGTGGAGGCCCCGCTGGAGACCATCCAGGAGGCGCTGGCGGAGGTGCTGGCGGCCCAGGGTGGACAGGAAATCACGATCCGCTTTGCGGGCGACCTGGCGCAGCTGGTGCGGTTGCTAAACCCCTACATCGACAAGGAAAACAACCGCCGTGGAGCGCGGCTGGTGAGCGGAGGTGTGTACTGATGGTCATTGTAGACGGCATCGGCTACGACATTGACGTGCTGCATCTGAAACGCACCGCCGATTTTCTCGACAAATACGCCGAGCGCACAGAATCCGGCGACCTGAAGCGCGAGCTGATCGGCGTGTACTTCAACTACAAGCTGGAGCTGGGGCCGGGCATCAAGCCGGACGAGTATGCCCGGTTCTGGCGCAAGCTGACGGAGCCGGTGGAGTTCCACACCGTCACGGTGCCCGACGAGGCGGGCGACTACACGTTCAAGGCGTACTTCTCCAACGTGGGAGACGAGCTGCTGCGCAAGAAGGGGGCCAAGAACTACTGGAAGGGTCTGACCGTGAACTTTATCGCGAAGGAACCCGCAAGGACGTAAGGAGGCGGACAAATGCGCACCAACACGCGCGTGGAATTTGGCCTGTACGACGTGACGGCCCGGGGTGACAGCAGCCCTGCCTGCGACGCAGCGCAGCCGTTCTGCAGCCTGCGCCGTGACCTGCTGGTGGAGGCTGTCCCCAGCCAGGTGAAATACGGCACGCTGGAAAGCCGCCAATGGCTCATGGATGGGAGCTTCTCCTTCTTTCCCGAGGTGCCCGAGGCATACTTCTGGGGGCTGTGGAGCGCCGTGCAGTCCGGCGAGAGCGGGGCCTTTGCCGACCCTCCCGTGCTGGACATCCAGTTCAGTCAAGCGCACAGCAGCAGCGGCCTGACGCTGCATTTTTACGCGCCTACCGGGGACTGGGCCAGCAAGCTGAAAATCCAATGGTACGGCGCAGACGGCGGCCTGCTGGCCTCCGCGCTGTTTACGCCTGACGCCGTAGATTTTTACTGCGCCAAGAAGGTAGACCGCTACCGCCGCATCCGGCTGACGTTCCTGGAAACGAACCGTCCCGGGCGATACCTGAAATTGGCGGGGCTTGACTACGGCGTCTATCTGCACTTTGCAGGGGACGAGATCGTCAAGGCCCATGTGCTGGAAGAATGCGACCCGCTGAGCGCGGAAATCAGCATCAACACGCTGGGGCTGACGCTCTACAACAAAGAGGGTCGATTCTCCATCCTGAACCCCGAGGGCTACTTTGATGTTCTGCAGCACAAGCAGAAGCTGACCGTCTGGGAGGATGTGCGCCCCGAGGCACGCAGCACCAGCAGCACGAGCTACTGCATGGGCACGTTTTACCTGTCCGACTGGGAAAACAGCGGCGACACGCTGGCGGACTTTACCGCCGTGGACGCCGTGGGCCTGCTGGACGGCGCACCTTATGGCGGAGGCGTTTATGACACCACTGCCGGGGCGCTGGCAGCGGACATCCTGGACGGATACAGCTACACCCTGGACGCGGAACTGGCCGCTGAGCGGGTGCAGGGATACCTGGCCGCAGGCACACGGCGGGAGGCTTTGCAGCAGCTGGCCTTTGCCGTGGGCGCGGTGGTAGATTGCAGCCGCAGCGACCTGATACGCATTTCTCCTGCCCCGGCCCGGGCCAGCGGTATGATCGCATATGACCGCAAATTCCAGGACGGCAGCAAGGTCACGCTGACCCCCCTGATAACCGCTGTGGCCGTGACGGCACACCGCTACCAGGCCGAGGAAGCCTCCAGCGAGCTGTACAAGGACACGCTGGAGCCGGGCACCTACCAGGTCACGTTCAGCGCCCCGGCTGTGGCCGACAGCCTGACCGTGACCGGGGCTACCCTGGCCGGGCGCGGCGTGAACCGCTGCACCCTGGCTGTTTCAAAGGCCGGTGAGGTCTGCGTGACCGGGCGCAAGTACGTGGACAGCACGATCATCCTGCGCAGGGCCGCAGCCAACCTGCCGCCCAATGCCCAGGACAACGAACTGACCGTGACGGATGCAACGCTGGTCAGCCCCGACCGGGCCGCCGCGGTGGCAAACCGGGTGCTGGACTACTACGCACAGCGGTACGAGCAGACCTTCCGCATGATCGCAGGGGATGAAAAGCTGGCTGATCGCCTCATTGTGCAGAGCTTCGGCGGCGAGATGGTACGCGGCGTACTGACCAAGCTGGAATTTGACCTGACCGGCGGCTTTGTGGCAGACGCCAAGGTCGTGGGGCGCAGGCTTTCGGGCACGGCAGCGGCCTACGCCGGGGACGAGATACACGCCGGGGAAAGGAGCCTGATCTAAGTTGTGGCAGATTCCCATTTATGACCGCACGGCGGCCAACGTGGCCGAGGGCGCGGACAAGTGCTACATGAACGCCGAGACACTGAACCGCATCGAGGGCAACACCGCCTATATGGCGTCGCTGCTGGGGGCGAAAGTATCAACGCGGCACTGGGAGGCGACGGATTTTCTGACCCGCAGCGAGATGGAGAGGATCCTGCAAAACATCCAGGCTGTGCGGGACGCCTACTTTGTGCTGCCGGGCACATCCGACCTGCCCGAGGAACCCACGACACTGTACACAGGCATCAATGCCATGGAGGAAGTGCTGTGGAGCCTGCATGAGCTGTGGCGACGAAACAGCATACGGCGATATACCGGCGAAATCTGCGCCGGGCAAGCGATAGGAGTGATCTGAATGTTTGAGAAAAAGACCTGGGTCAACCGCCAGAGCGAGCACCCCGCCCGCCGACGCCTGACCCCCACCGGTAACGACAATGAGTTCGACGTAGCCCGCGCCGAGGGCGTCATCATGGAGGACGGCGACGCTTTCGACGCCGAGACGATGAACGACCTGGAAAAGCGCGTGGCGGAGGGGTTCTCCACGCTCGATCCTGCTGATTTGGGCGCGGATGTCTGCGTGCAGGTGTACGCCTGTGTCAAGTCGGGCACGGTTTATGAATTGACCGGCTCGGGTGCGGTGGGGCGCTGCAAAATCCCCGCCGCGTGGAACAGCGGCGATACCTGGTCGGTGAATGGCAAGGCCGTCCCCGCCTACTGCGGCGCGGACGCCGTGGACAGCGACTGCATTGTAGCAGGGCGCTGGGTGCTGTTTACCTTTGATGGGCAGCGCCTGGATTTTAACGGCGGCGGTGGATTATCCTCCGGCAAGCTGGCACAGGCCACCGCCGCGGAATCCGATGTGCTGTCCGGGAAGAAGTTCTACGCCGGGAACAAGAACCTGAAAACTGGCACGCTGGCACTGAGTGGCAGTGCAGGAACCGGAGACGTGCTGAGGGGGGCAACCTTCTACAAGGACGACCCGAAGTCAAAGCTCACAGGCACGCTGGCGCTCTCCGGCAACGCCAATGCCGCGCAGGTGCTGTCCGGGTACACGTTTTATAAGGACAATGCCAAGTCAAAACTGACCGGGACGATGGCGAATAGGGGCGCAGCGTCTGCGACCATTGCCCCGGGCGGCAGCTACACGATTGCGGAAGGATACCACAATGGCGGTGGCAGGGTGACGGCAAGCAAGGACTATGCGGGGCGGTGCATTTACGCCAGTGCGCATGTCGGACCGGGCACCCCTGGTGGTGACGGCAGACAGGATTTGGAGCAAGTGCTTTACGCCGATGGCACATGGGTGACGAGTGCCAGTGCATGGGGCTGTAGATTCGTAAAAGCTGGAAGAGTGCGGATAAGGGGAAATTATTACAAGTGTGACGGAAACCGCACACGCTACATTAGTATCGGGTCTACATCACTGTTATCTTTGGGTGTTAACACAAGAGGAGACTACTCGTTTGATCAAACCGTCAGCGTTTCCAATGGCACGACCTTGTCCGTAACCGGTGACACATTCCGACTTAACGATGCGCTATGGATTACAATTGAAATTGCATAAGGAAGGAGAAACACCATGAAGCTGATCGATGCAACCTGGAAGGGCGGCAGCGCCTACGAGGTCTTAATTCTTGCGGACAAGACCCCCGCCGTGCTGCCTACCAGCGGCAAGGACGTGGACGGTATGAGCGATTCTCACACCTTCGCGCCCATGTCGGTTCTGTACGTGACCGACCCGGAGGCAAAGCACAAGTTCTACATTGCCAACGAATCCGGCCAATTTGTGGGCCAGTAAGGAGGGTTCCGAATGGACTTGAAAGCAATTCAAGCCGCGCTGATTTTCGGCGGCGGCAAGGCAGACGACAGCGGTCGGGATAACGCCCCTAGCGACTGGGTAGAGGCTGTCTGCGAGCGGTTCACTACCAGCGGCGAGACGATCACCTGCAGCCCGCTGGCCGGGCGTGCACTGGCAGTGACCGTTCAGGGAAAGACTACCCAGGCGGGCGAAGGCAAGGCCCGCCCGGATAATATCCGTGCGTTGAGTGGTCTGGGGGAAAGCGGCACCTTGACGCTGACTGCCGAGGGCGGCAAGACCCGCACCGTGGAGATTCCGCTCACCAGGCCGCTGTACACCGGGGACATGGTGGCGCTTGACGATGAAGGCAAAGTCGTGGAGACGCACCGCGCCATCAAACTGACCGTGGACGGCAGCGAGAACTGGATCACCTGGACGAACCCGCGGGACACGGCGGATATCACCGTGCCCGGCACCATCGGCAGCCTGGAGGACATCCTGTGCAGCCATTACAGCCCGCTGGCGGGCACGCTGTCCTCGGACGCGGGGCTGTACACGGTCAGCACCAACACAACCGCCGAGCCGGGCAAAACGCGGATCATCCTGCGCCACGGCTTCAAGACGGGGGCGCTGCTCAAAGAATACCTGAAAGCCCAGGCCGACGCGGGCACACCGGTGACGTTTGTGTACAAGGTGAATGCGGCGACCGAAACGCCGACGGTGACAAAACACACCACCAAACCGCTGTGCGCCGTACCGGATGCCGACGGCCTGTGTACCGTGCAGGGCGGGGGCACCCTGACCGTGACTGGGTACGAGGATCCCCGCGCCACCCGCCACGCCCTGGAAAAACGAATTACTGCACTGGAGGCGAAGGCATGAGGCTGGCAAGCATTTTCTACGGTCGCGTGCAGGTCGTGTACAGCTGGGGCCGCTACGGCTGGACGCGCGGCGGCGGCAAGACCTGGCACGGCGGCATTGACCTGGTAGGGTTGGACGACAAGACCATCCATATGCCCTACTACAAAGGCAAGAAGATCACAGGCAAGGTCGTCCGGGCGCGGATTGTGCTCGACCACAGCAACAAGACCTGGGAGTGGGGCTACTACGTTTGTGTCCAGCTGGACGCAAACCAGACGCCCGATGCCGTCAATTTCCTATACTTCTGCCATTGCTCGTCCCTGCTGGTGCAGGTCGGCCAGAAAGTCAGCAGCGGTGACGCGCTGGCTGTTATGGGGAGAACTGGCAACGCGGCACTGGGGGATTGCCCCTACGACCACTGTCACCTGGAAGTCCGTGCCACGGCGACCGGCAGGGGGCTTGACCCCACCGCCTACGCAGGCTGCGATAATGCCGTGGGCGTTTATGGCACGGCGGCGTCCTCCGCCCCGACAGAGAGCGGGGAAACCGTCATCGACGTGTCCTACCACCAAGGCGTCATCGACTGGACGAAAGTCCCCTACCGCGCCCTGGTGCGCATCGGCTACCGTGGATATGGCACCGGCGCACTGATGAAGGACGAGCAGTTCGACGTCAACCTGGCCGGAGCCAAGGCCAACAACAAGCTGCTGGGGTTCTACTTCTTCAGCCAGGCCATCACCGAGGATGAGGCCCGCGCCGAGGCGGATTTCTGCGCCAGCCTGGCCCCGACCGGCTACCCCTTGTTCTTCGACAGCGAATGGGGACACACAACCAAGACCGGCGTCCACGATGGCCGTGCGGACAACCTGACCAAGGCGCAGCGCACGGCCTGCGCCCGAGCGTTCTGCGTGCGTGCGGCGGCGCTGGGCTACCAGCCGGGCGTCTACACCTTTACCTCGTTTGCCACGGCAAACATCGACTACGAGGGCCTGTGCAAGGACTACATCGGCTGGCTGGCCGACACCCGCGCCAACTACGACACGAGCCTGCCGCGCTACATCCACCAGTACGGTCAGACCGCCAAAGGCGGTGTGCCTGGCATCGGGCCGGAGACCGATCTCAACCGCATCGTCAAGACCCTGCCGACGCTGGACAAGCCAGCCGAGCCGACGCATCAGGAGGTCTGGCTGGATCACGTCGTCCTGCCGAACGCCGCGGCGATGGAGTTCTACACCGTCGCCAAGAAGTACGGCCTGGACAACGATAAAGCGTACCACGCCAAATTTGTGGAGGAATAACGGCGATGAAGAAATTGTTTATTTCCCAGCCGATGCGCGGCAAGACCGATGAAGAAATCCTCAAAGAGCGCAAGGCGCTGATTGCCGATGTGTACATGAAAACCCATGAGGAAATCGAGGTTATCGAATCCTTTTTTGAGAATGCCCCGGCTGACGCAACGCCGCTGTGGTATCTGGGCGAAAGCCTCAAGCTGCTGGGCACTGCCGATGTTGCGGTATTCGCTCCCGGCTGGCAGGATTATCGCGGATGCCGTATCGAACATGATGCGGCAGTAGCCTATGAAATTCCCATCGTGGAGGTGTGATGCCGATGCAGTCGTGGAACATCGTCATCACTTCCCCGTGGCAGGTCGTTACAGCCATTGTCGCCGTAGCTACGGCATTTACAGCCATTGATAAAGCATGGGATACTCTGCTGGCGAAATGGAAAAAGCACAAAGCCCCCGAAGAAGCCCAGAACGCAGAAATCAGCGCCCTTAAAACTCAGATTCAGCAGATTACTCCCCGGCTGGATGCCGTGGAGGGGCAGCTGACCGCGATGGGCAAAACGGTCAATGACCTACACACAGGTAATCTGGCGGTGCTGCATGATCGGATTTATCAGATGTGCCGCCTGTGCATCAAGCGCGGGTACATCACCGAGGATGACCTGAACAATCTGAAATACTTATACGACAGCTACCACAGTCAGGGAGGCAACGGAACGGGCACGGAACTTTATAAACGGGCCAAGGCGCTGCCTATCCGCATCGAAACCGAGTAAGGAGGATAAATCATGGACAACAAAAAAATTACCTCTACCAAGGATACCACCACCAACACCTCCCCGGTGCAGGATTTTTGGAAAAACCTTGCAGCGCTGCTCAAGGTGAAAACCATCATCACGCTGGTTATCATCGCGGTGCTGGCTGTGCTGTCCGTCAATAGGAGTATCGAGCCGGACAAGTTTCTCACCATCGCCACGATGGTAGTGGCGTTCTATTTCGGTACCCAGAGCGAGAAAAAGCCCTGATTGCTGACCGACACACCAACCGACACTTGAGCGGGCATCCTATTTGCGGGATGCCCGCTTTTTTCGTTGCATCGCAAAATATGCCGTGTGACACTTTTGCTGACACATTCCGGGGCAAGTGTCAGTCTGTCAGATTTTTGACTGACACACGCTGACGCGGATTTGTTGTGTGTCAGTAGGTTTGTCATGTTGATTTTTAACGATATATCAACCTATTATTTCTATATATGACACTTCTGACACTTAAAATATAAAAAGATAATATATGGTATAATATACACCCAAAAACGCCATAACGCCCATGTTTGCAGGTGCGTATACGCGCGTGCGCGAGGGTGTCACATGACAACAAAAAGCCCATCGGCAGATTTCATGGTCTGCTGATGGGTCTTTTTCATTCGGGGTGCTTTTCAATTTTCTCCTCTACCGCATCCATGATGTACCGGTTTAGGGATGTGCCCGCCGCCGCTGCAGCTTCCCGCCAGCGCTCTTTTGTGCCTTTGGGGGTTCTGATTTGGATGCTGTCAGTTTTTTCACCGAGATATTTCATGGATGCGTTTTTCTGTGCATCTGTGTATTTTGCGCCCATTTTGGGGTACACCTCCTATCCAAAATATAATAACACATATAGATATATGCTTGCTATATACATTTTGCACAATGCCACTCTCCTAATTTGCCCGAATCTTTGGTGAATTTGAGTATTGCGTATATAGCAAGCATATACTATAATAGAATCATCGAAAGAAACAAGGCAACACACAGGAGGACATCAAAATGAAAGCGACCCGCACACACTCCGGCACCTACCGCGTGGAACTCACCTATACCGAGGCCGAAATCCTCTACGGATACGGCACCAAGTATATGTATCTGGGCACGGCCCTCAAGATGCCCAACGCCAAAGCTGGCATCGTGATTTGGGTCGATAACAAGTTTGAGATCATCCATGATTTGAACGCCGCCGAGCCTGAGTGCCCATATGAAGATTGAGGAGGTAAGTAATGAAAATCACTTGCATTGATGACGCAAGGTCTTATGAGCGTGTTCTTTACGCTCTCCGCTCTTTGCCGCAAGGCAAATCCGTTCGTAGTTATGTGGACGACATCAAGCGGGATTTGCGGGCATTCTACCATCGCCCAGAGGGCTGCGTCAAAATCATCACGGCTGACTATGATAGCGGCTGGCAGCTTATCACTTTGACTGCTAAGACAAAAGAGGATGCCGATGCCGAATTTAACGCTCTCTATTATCGTGTTTGCACTCCATCGCAGTATGACTGCACGGGTCAAATGTTCACCGTTTTCTACAAGTTGTTCAAGCGCAACGGGCGCTGGATGGCATATCATCACTTCGCTATGGATGTTTAAGGAGGAAAACACCATGATTAACAACGAAACAATTATTTACGAGCTGTGCAACAAATATCAGTGGTTCACCTGCGGCAGTGTCCGCCAGTACGAAAAAGCACTGACAATGGCAAAGGGTGGTGTTCCCATCACGGAGCTGGCCCGCGTCATCTGGATTTGTAGCGATGAGGTTCCCTATTTCGACATCCTGACCGCAATCAGTACATCCGGTTATACCGAGAACAAAAATAAGGAGGAGTAGGTCGATGAATAACACGAACACTGTAATTGATGAGGATGACAGCGGAAAGGTGCGTTATAAGGATTTACGCTGTGGTGATATGTTTGAATATGGTAAGAATAGCGACTTTTACATGAAAACGTCCGAGGGTCGTCTCCATCTTGCGACTGGAATTGTTGAACACATGGATGACTGCATTTTAGTTCTACCTAAAAATGCTTTACTGATAAGAAAAAACTAACACAGTTTATAAGGAGGTTTTTCCCATGAAATACTATCCCATTGACGAGGACGCGGCCCGCCGCGCCAAACAAGCGAACAGCCTCAGCGATTATGCCGAGGGGTCAGCGACCAGCGAATACCGCCGAGAAGTTAATCGAGCGGCTACACTGGCGGAGGAGTGCAAGAAAGGTAAGACCGAGGCCCAGCAGGAGAAGATTGATTACTTGCTTGACCGCTATGCCCGCCGACTGGCCGACAATATGAACGCATCAAACCGCAACCGGGCATCTTGCCCGTCTGTCATGGTCGCTGGATGGTCTAATTTTCCTGTCCGTAAGAAACAGCAGCAACTCTCTCGTGACGACACCCTCATGCGGGAATGGCGGGATATTCAGGGCATCCTCGACCAGATTCGGGCCGTGGGCCACGGCGGCATCAGCGGCATGGATGCCGATGCGCGTGAGCGCGTACAGGCAAAACTCACCGAGCGCGAGGCCATGCAGGAAAAGATGAAATCTGTAAATGCGTACTGGCGCAAGCAAGGGGCGCTCGTAGGCTGTCCTGGACTTTCAGATAAGGAAGTTGCCCGCCTCACGGCATCGATTTCGCAGGGCGCGTCTACGGGGCGTTCTGAGCCGCCCTATCCGAGATGGGCACTGGATAACAACGGCGCTGAAATCCGCCGCCTGCGCTCCCGCCTCGCTGTGCTGGACGCGCAACAGGCGCAGGGCGATTCTGAGCAGACTTTTACTGGCGGCGTTCTGCGCATCACCCCGGAGCGGGTGCAGTTGGTTTTTGATGATAAACCCGCCGCCGAGATACGCGATATTGTCAAGCAGTGGGGTTTCCGATGGGCACCGTCTCAGGGCGCGTGGCAGCGGCAGAATACCGCCAACGGCAGATACGCGGCAAAGCAGGTCGTCAAGGCCATTGAGGAGGTCGCACAGTGAAAACCGGGAAAGCTATCAAGTGCTGTCCGCTTTGCGGTGGTCGCATTGTTGTCAGTGTCTTATATCAGTGTTCGCTTGACTATGTAATGCGGCAAGATGGGACAATCGGCAATCGGTGTAAGCGCGGCAAGAGTGGCCCTATGGATGCAAGCATTGCCGCCTGTGAGAACTATCGATCCTGCGATGCCCGGTGGGAAGTTGATGACTTTTTTGTTGACAGTGATAGGCGCTTTTGGGACTATAAATATAGCAAGGAGGACGGCTGATGCCCTATTACAGCATTGAATACCATGGCAAGGCCACCGTATGGGCCGAGAATGAGCAGGCTGCAAAGGATGCGTACACCGATGACCCATCCTGCGCTGGCCCGGATGAAGAATTTTATATCAATCATGTAGAAATGGTCGATGATGACGAGGAGGACAACTGAAATGGTTAAATACATCAAAGGCGACGTACTAAATTGCAAGGCTACACTTGTAGCGCATCAAGTGAATGCGTTCGGAGTGATGGGCGGTGGTATTGCGGCGGCAATCTGGCCGTTGCTGACCCCGGAATCTCAGAGCGCCTATGTGGAGAAATGCCGCCACAACGCAAAGCTCCCCGTAACGGAGTGGATGGGTAGCATCCAGATTTTGGACACAAAGCGCGAGGATCTGAAAATCTGTAATCTGTTTACACAGTTCCCCGCCCCGGTTGATGGATCGTTTGATTTGACCGCCTACAACTATCTGCGGCAGGCGCTCGACCTGCTGAGGGTCTATGCCGTATTCAATGATTATGACATCGTGGGTGCCCCGGCCCGCATCGGATGTGGCATTGCTGGCGGTGACTGGGACAAGGTTCAGCGCATCATTCACGATGTCTACGATGATTCCGGCGTTACGATGCTGATCGTGGATAATCAATAACTCTCTTTGCATAGCGCCTGCAGGGCATCCTGTGGGCGCTTTCTTGTGTGTATATGCTTGCTATATACATTTTGCACAACATCGCTCGTCATTTTTGCCCGAATCTTTAGCTGCTTTGCCTATTGTATATAGCAATCATATACCATATAATAGAATCATCGAAACAAACAGCATCTAGGAGGGCAACAAAATGAAAAGAACAGTCCTTGCAACCTATATCAGAGAATCTACCCTCTGGAAAAATGCAAATGCCTTTTATAAGGTCACCGACTGGGTAAAGATGGAGTGCATCTTTCAGGATTTTTCCGAGGAGCGGAACGGTAACGGCGAGGTTATATACCGCATCACGAACACCGAGACCGGCGAGGACATAACGGATTATTACTACCGGGATAGGTTCGTAATCGCACTCACAAATAAATACGGCAACAGCACTTGCTATAGTTTCGATACCAGAGATGAAGCAAATGCCTTTTTCAAAACGATTATGTCAGATAAGATTCTCGGCAACTTCAAAAAAGTATCTAAATAACAGGAGGATGACAAAAAAATGAAACGTAAGACTTATGAAAAGAAGATACGCAACTGCATCCATCAACTCAATCAGATGCAATCCGTTGAAAAGCGACTTCCTGATATGCGCCCCAATCGTCCTGATTTCGGATATATTCCAGAAGATGGAAAATACGCGGGAGAACCTATCGGGTCATATCAACGGATGTGGGAATTAGTTGTAGATGCGTTTAAGGGTTCACCAATCGCTGATAAGTTATAAGCCGAAACACCCTGCAAAGGGTGTCCGCCGGGAACAGCCGCCGTGCTGGGGTATTCTTATATAAGGATGTCTATATAATGAAATTTGAACAGAACCCTAAACGCTGTTATATGTGTAGCAAGGCATTTTCGCAAGCTATAAAGCCCATTCCCGTTATAGGTGGAAAGTGTACGCCCGGTTATATTTGCCCAACTTGCTATGATAAATTATTTAGGAGGGATAAACAAGAATGATGTATGATTGGCTGTTCACACCTGATGATGCAGATATTGCGGCAAGCAACGGATATGATCTCGGCGTTAGAGGTGGCGAGGCTTTCAAAACAGAGAGCCGAGCAATCTGGCACGGCAAGCGCTGGATGAAGGAATGCGGCAGAACCGGAACGATTACTGCGATTCCTGCAATCTACCCTGAGCCATATCACATTATAGAATGGTGAAAAAATCGGAGCATTGAAAGAGGTGATTTCCAAATGACTTACTGCGCAATTCGTCCGGGGCCGTATGATGCTGGGGCATACATCACGGCATCTAACAACCTGCGTACCCTAATGCGGGCTACAACGCGGGCTGTGGGGCAAAGCGGCGAGGCAATGATATATAAGACGGAGGATTTAAGTGTTGTTCATGTTTCACCGTCCGGCGCACAAGTCTACCGCCCAAAGGACGGAGTATTCCCTGTCGCTATCAAACACGCACATCTGGGATGGATAGATGTCAAAGTGGAGAAATAAGAAAAGCCGGAGGCATTACGCCTCCGGCATTTTTACTGTAAAAACAAACACCGAACAGCTAACAACTATCGTCATCAGCGGTTCGGACGCTTGTACATTGGTGGGAGCTGGTGGATTCGAACCACCGAAGCATTAAGCAGCAGATTTACAGTCTGTCCCCATTGGCCACTCGGGAAAGCTCCCATATTTTGTTTTGTGTCTGCCGTGTCACCCGGCGACGTATGTTATTATAGCAAAGGTGTTTCCAAATTGCAAGCCTTTTTTTGAATTTTTTTGAGATTTTTTCAAAAAAGTTTATTCTGCTCGCAGCATCGTGCAAAAACTATACTTGACATCCTTTTGCGGTTAGCGTACATTTATATATAGTAGAATATATAAGCAACGGGAGGTTTTTACA